TAAACAGGGGAGAATTAATGAAACATCCTGATCTCTTTTTGATAGAAAGAGAAACAAAATAATTATTATGGAAAATTACGAAAAAATGATGGCCCTTCTAGAATCAATGAAGGGTGATGTTGTTGCTTTCTACGAGAAAGGTAATAAAGCAGCTGGTACCCGTGTTAGAACTTCTTGTCAAGAGATTAAAAAGATAGCGCAGGATTTAAGAATCCACGTACAGGAAACTAAGAAAGGAAACGTTTAACCCCTAAAATAAAAAGAAATGGGATATTACACTTGTAAAGTATCTTTTTTTACTGGAGAAGTAACAAGATCAGGTAAAGCTAAAGCAAACAAATCTGAAATTTTGGTTGAGGCAGAAAGCGTAACAGAAGCAGAAGCTAGACTAACTAAGCATCTTTCTGGAGACGTTTCTTCAGCTCACCTTGATTTCGAAGTAACATCAGTTTCTCAATCTAGAATTGAGTCTGTTGTTCATGTAAAGGAATAAAATGTCAAAGTCAAAAAAGAAACCAGAATCGCCACTTAAAAGAAATTCAGAATACCCTCAAACTGGATCCTATCAGCCCCCGATCTCTCCAGTTGAAATTCCGAAAGGCGATACTGGTTTCGACTTGACAAAAAAGAACTACAATCGGTTTATTTGGTCTTGGAAAGAATATATAGGTAAAAAGCCTAAGTTTCCAAAAGACTAAGTAAAATGCCAGCACTTTCAAAAACACAGCAAAGATTAATGGGTCAGGCCTACGGAGTCCGAAAATTCATGGACACCAAAGGAAAAGAAGGAATAGACCCAGACACGATAGATTCTAAATATCGTGAGGAGATCGTAGATATCGCTAAGGGTATGAAGAAAAAAGCCCTTAAAGACTTTGCTTCCACAAAACATAAGGGATTACCTGAAGAAGTTGAAGAATCAGAAACTCCTGTCTATAATGAAGAAATGCCTTTTATCTGGTCTCAATTAGAACCAGATTCAAAAGAGGCTAAGAAGAGAGGGAAACTTTCGGATCTCCAAAATCTGGTGGATTATAGGACTTTTTTAAATAAGAGAAAAAAATAATAGACAGATATGAGCGACAAAGAAAAACTCAACGAAGACTGTGGATGTGGGGGAACATCCAACAGCATCAGAAATTTTACTTCCTCGTCAAGTAACAAAAGAACCCCAGATCCAATGGTCGGAAAAGAGGTTTCTCTTGTTGACGGAAGAAAAGGAATAGTAGATGACGCTATCAGGAACAATACCGGAGAGGTAATAGGATACGTCATCGAAGGGGGAAGAGGTAAATATCGTGTCTTTAAAAACAAGATCCTCGAAGCTAAAGAAGTAAAAGAACAAGATGGCGGAGGAGACGGAGGCGGATTCGCTAGTCTAGATACAACGATCGGAATGGGAGACGTTGTTCCACCTATTGGAGATCAGGAAGGCTCGGGAGATCAATTTCCAACATTAGGTTTTGGAACTAGACCATCCAGAAAAAAGAAAAAGAAAACAAAAAATCCTTTAGGAAGTGATAAGATGGTCGATACCTCTTTAATGGACTTTGACACTTTTATCAAGAATTCCAAGAAGAATCAATAAAATAGGAATTTTCGTCATTCGAAATAAAATCCAAGTGACAATATCGCTTGGATTTTTTGTGTTTTGTGGAGTGGTATAAGTTTTGAAATATCTCTCATAAAAAACAAAAATGAAAAACAACATGTTCCCACTAACTGCAATTGATATTTTCAAGGATGGAATCTTAAATAGAGATTACACTGTCCGAGAAAATAAACTTGTCCTGGATCTTCCTGGTTTTAATAAGAGTGACCTATCTTTAGAAATAGAATCAGACTCACTTCTTATTAAAGGAGAAAAAGAAATCCACGGAGTAACTAAAAGTATATCCAGAAGGTTTATTATCCCTGAAAGATATTCAAAATCTTCCAAGGACGTTAAAGCTAAAATCGAAGATGGAATTTTAGTTGTTGAATTTAAAAAAGCTGAAGAGAAGAAGAAATTGATAGAAATTTCTTAATCTTGTTATGTGAATAAGATTGACATCATCCAGAAAAAATATAAAGACGATCCTTGGAAAGTATTAGTTTGTTGTATTTTACTTAACCAAACAACCAATCAGCAGGTGAGACCTATCATCACCTCTTTTTTCCAAAAGTGGCCGGATTCTTTCTCTGTCTCCGAAAGAGATTTCAAGGAGATAAGGGATTTGATCCGGCCAACTGGATTTCAGAACGTAAAATCTAAGAGGATAATAGGTCTTTCTGAAAAATGGTCCTCCGGGGAGAGAAACCTCAAACATCTCCCAGGCGTAGGAAAATATGCAATGGAAGCCTGGAGAATTTTTATTGATGGTGATATGGATTTCACCCCGAGCGACAAAAAGCTAAGGATCTACGTAGATGAGAATATATAATGGATGAATATTCTCAAAAAGTTTAATGACTTCTGTCTCTTCGAAGAGATGCTCCAAACAACCTCTTCTTGGTTTGTTTCAACCGATGGATCCTCATTTAATAAATCGGTAGGAAGTGGCTATCTTTATCTCCATGATCTTGGATCTTTAGCTGTATCATATAAATGTGATGATGACAAAGAAGTAAGGATGGACTTCCTAAAAAACGGAGAAGAAAAACCATGTACAGTTTCCCTAATTGACGATTCTGGAAAGACCCTAGAGGAGAAATCTTTCGAAGATGTGAATATGGAAAGTGTTTTGGAAATCATTTTTTATTTTTTCGATCTCTGTAATCCTGAATCTATGAAAGATTACGAGGTCGACAAATTGATTATGGGATTATCTAAAACCCTGGTTTCTTTTAGTCGATCTGACTATTTAGATCAATCTCCTGTTTCTTTTAAAGGATTCTTGAAGACGATAGAGTCAACTTCAGAGAGTGAAATCCCGAAGAAGAAAGATTTACCTGAATCTTATAAAGACACCTATGAGGTGGTCAAGAAATTTTATCGCTCTCTCCTGGCTCATCTTTTGAGGAAGGACGATTGATTATCCCTTCAAAGTTCTTGGGGACAAGGTTGATCTTGTCCTTAGACATCTTTTTAAGCACCGATACGAGTACCAAATAGCCTACTGAAGATCCTGGTATGGGAGAAGATAAGATGATTGCTATAAGAGGAGCTATTTTGGGTATGTCTTTTAAATCTTTAAGTGCTTTTTTCACTTCCTCTCTTGATGGATGATCTTTTGATTTATCAAATCTTTTCGAAAGGTGAGCATATAAGATTTCGGATGCTTGCTTTATGTCTCCAAACTCTTTTTTCCAAGCTTTCAAGATCCTTTTGTGGATCTTTCCCTCCTGGGTGGATTTTTCTTCTTCCATGTGACTATGTATTGTAGGAGGAAAATAAAATTGAATTCCTGCTCTTTTACTGAAACACAGGAAGGTAATTTCAATAGAAAGAGACACATATCTTTATGGAGAAACATGATAATAGACATTCAAACATCTGGGGCACAATTAAAAATATCACACTTCACAGAAGAAGGGGAAAGAAATATCCTCAACATACAGGTTCCAGTTTCTCAACAGTTTGTTTGGCAAAAAACATACCCCAATGATAGGTCTAAAGATAAAGAATGGCTTTCCTGGGATGGATCACCAGTAAAGAAAGTTTCTAGCACTAGGTTTGATCGCTATAGAGTAGTAGAAATATTAGAATCTCTGGATCCCGAAATAACTAAACCTCTCTGGGAATACCAAGTACCCAAAAAATATTTCGTCGATATAGAGGTTGAGATCACAGACAATAGAGCGGATGCTCTAGACACATATAATGCTAAAAACCGAATACTCTCTATCGGTATTGCAACCTCCACAGGAAAAACCCTAGTTCTAGGACTAGAAAAAATGACTCCCGAAAGGATACTGAAGATAGAAAAAAGGATCAAAGATCACTTCAAAGATCTGGACGGGGATTGGGTTTTTAATTACCATCACTTTGAAAGCGAGTTTGATATGGTTTACACATTCATGTCCAAACTCATGCACAAAATGCCTTTGATCACTGGATGGAACTGGTTTGGATACGACTGGCCTTATATCCTCAATAGATGTAAGAAACTAGGCATAGATCCAAAGATCTGTTCACCTGCTGGGATATTGGTTGGTAAGAATCAGACTCCGATGCACATCCTAATGGTCGACTACCTTGATATCTACAAAAAGTGGGATCGGGTAATAAAGATCAGAGAATCAAATTCACTCGATTATGTTGCATCTCAGGCAGTTGGACTTAAGAAGATCCAATATAACGGAACCCTAAGGGATCTTTATGAGAGCGATTTTGATACGTTTATTTTCTATAACGCTATTGACTGTGCTCTGGTTCACTATATAGATCAAAGACTGAATACACTCACGACATTCTTTAAAATTGCCGGTGTTAGTAGAGTTGAGATCAATAGAGCACTTTCTCCTGTATGGACCACTGAGGTTCTTATGCTTAGAAAATTCAGAGAAAGAAAAAGAGTTATTGTTGACGAAAGAAAGGGGGATTCACATATAAAATTTGAAGGAGCTTATGTGAAGAAACCTCAGAAGGGACTTCATGAATGGATCGCCTGCTATGACTTTGCTTCTCTGTATCCTAATACAATGATGCAATGGGGGATTTCGCCCGAGATATACATCGGAAAAAATTTAATGTCAGTTCCAAAAGACAGCGTGAAAACTTCATCGGGTGCGGTTTTTCATTCCAAAGAAGGAGAACCACCTATTCTTAAAGAAGTTTTGATGACTCTTTACACCCAGAGAAAATCAGCTAAAAAGAAATACTTCGAGTGTGAAAAAGAGATCGAGAAGATTAAAAAAGCGATAAAGGATAAAAAACAAAAATTGTAATATGGCAAACACAGACAACAAATGTTCGGATCTAGAGGTCCAGGACTTTTATGAAGGAACCAATGACACATTGGGATTAGTTTATAATAAGCAGAAAGAGCTCCAGGAAAGATATGGGTTTGATTTCAAGGGATGGACTATCAAACAAATTGCTGACTTCTGGATGGTCAACAAACATGCCCTTAGTGACGAGCTTAATGAAATGTTTGATGCTCTCGGAGGAATCAATGATGGTATTAGTTCATCTGGGTGGAAATACTGGAAAAAAGAACACTCTAAGGCATCAGAGATGACAATAGAGGATCTTTCGGATGAAGACAAATTAGAGCTTTTCTATGAATGGATCGACGGTCTTCATTTCTACATGAATTTCGCAATTTCAATTGGGATGACAAGTAAAGATATTGTCAATCTTTACATGGCAAAAAACAGTGAGAATCACGACAGACAGGATAGAGGATATTAATATATAAAAATAAAAAAAGATGGAGAAAATTTTAGAAGAAAACCCAAAGAGATTCTCGGTTTTACCGGTAGAGTACCATGATATTTGGACAATGTATAAAACAGCTGAAGCTTCTTTCTGGACTGCAGAGGAGATTGATCTTCAGCAAGATCTAACACACTGGAGAGAAAAACTAAATGATAATGAGAGGTATTTTATTAAGCACGTTCTAGCTTTCTTTAATAACTCTGATGGAATAGTAAACGAGAACCTTGCGGCTAACTTCTTGAATCAGGTTCAATACCCGGAAGCTAGATGTTTCTATGGATTTCAGATTGCAATGGAAAACATCCATGGAGAAACTTATTCTCTCCTGATTGACACATATATCAATGACACTGAAGAAAAAGAAAAACTCTTCAATGCAATAGAAACTGTTCCTTCAGTTAAGAAAAAAGCAGACTGGGCTTTTAAATGGATCGAGAATGGATCATTCGTGGAAACTCTTGTTGCTTTTGCGGCAGTAGAGGGTATTTTCTTTTCCGGGTCTTTCTGTTCGATTTTCTGGCTAAAGAAGAGAGGTCTGATGCCAGGACTTGCTTTCTCCAACGAACTTATTTCTAGAGACGAAGGACTTCATTGTGATTTTGCTTGTTTGCTTTACACTAAATACATCGAAGATAAATTACCAGAAGAAACAGTTAAGGCGATAATTTCTGAAGCGGTAGAGATTGAGAAAGAATTTGTGACCTCTTCTCTCCCGGTTAATTTGATTGGAATGAATTCAGATCTAATGTGTCAGTATATTGAATTCGTTGCAGACAGATTATTGGTATCACTAGGATGCTCTAAAATATGGAACACAAAATGTCCTTTTGATTTTATGACAAATATTGCTCTTGAAAACAAAGGAAATTTCTTCGAAGGAAGAGTGGGAGCATATCAAAAGAGCGGTGTTATGGGATCAACAAAAAAAGACGGAAATTCGGGGAAAACATTTACTCTGGATGCTGACTTTTAGGCCCCCAGTCCGATATATAAAATAAAAAAGAAGTGGCGGAAAAAGGTAGAATACAACTCAAAGATCTTTTTAGAAATGGATCTATTCCAAGTGATGCTGATTTCAGTGACCTTATAGATAGTTTTTGGAATTTTCAAGATGATGGATCTGCAATGCAGGGACCAACCGGACCAACCGGACCTGCTGGATCTTTCAGTGGATATACACAGATCACCTTCGATCATGGTTCTTTTAATCCCTCTGCTTCAACTAATTATTATATCGGAGACCTTGGGGAAACCGCTACTAGTAGTTCAGTTACAGCCCAATCGGTTTCTTTGTTTAATGGAATAGCAACAAGAGTTTATCATCACCATTATACAACAAGTCCAGGATCTACTGAAGCCAGTGCAATGTACCTTAAAAATGTAACCACTGGTATTAGTGAACAATTTACAAGTTCAGTAACTTTCGATGCTACTTCTCAAGCTTCATTGTTTACACTCAGTTCTCCGCTGGTTGTTTCATATGGTGATGTTCTGGAAATCATTTGGCAAACTGCCTCTTGGTCTTCTCCTCCTACAGGTGTAACCGCAAAATTTCAAGTATTGGTAGAGTACTAATTAAAATAATTCTCTAGTGGGAATGATAAGATTTTTGTCCCCATTAGAAACCAAAATAAAATAAGAAAAATGGAAGTAATAAAAAGAGATGGATCGAGAGAAAGGGTAAAGCTTGACAAAATTTTGAGCCGAGTTAAAAGGCAATGCTACGGTCTAGACATGAATTTTCTAGAGCCCATGGAGGTTGCTAAAAAAGTGATTCATGGGTTATATGATGGTATAACCTCAAATGAGCTAGACACATTGGCAGCGGAGACTGCTGCTTCTCTTACTCCAACACACCCAGATTATTCAATTCTGGCTGCTAGAATATGTGTTACCTCTTTACATAAAAGAACTCCTAAGAGTTTTTCCCAAGTTATCAAGCAACTTTACGAGTATGTAGATCCAAAGACCGGATTGTATGCACCAATGATTGCTGATGATGTCTATGAGATCATTATGAATAATGCGAAAGAGATTGATTCTCAAATTATTCATGAGAGAGATCTTAACTATGATTATTTCGGATTCAAGACTCTTGAAAAATCATATCTTCTGAAAATGAATGGTCTACCAGCCGAAAGACCTCAACAACTTCTGATGAGAGTTGCAATCGGGATTCATAAAGAAGATCTAGAGTCTGCATTCAAGACGTATGACCTTATGAGTCAGGGATATTTTACTCATGCTACTCCAACTCTTTTCAATGCTGGTACTAGAAGACCTCAACTTTCTTCTTGCTTCCTTGTTGCTATGGCTGATGATTCCATTCAGGGAATCTATAAAACCCTTTCTGATGTTGCTCAAATCTCTAAGAATGCAGGAGGTCTTGGAATTCATATCCATAACGTCAGAGGAACTGGGGCTTATATTAAGGGTACCAATGGGACATCAAACGGTATTGTTCCGATGTTGAAAGTTTTTAATGAGACCGCAAGATATGTTGACCAAGGTGGGGGAAGAAGAAAAGGATCTTTCGCAATGTACCTTGAACCTTGGCACTGTGATATAGAAGATTTTCTACCACTGAGAAAAAATCACGGAAAAGAGGAAATGAGAGCAAGAGATTTATTCTTGGCTTTATGGATTCCAGATCTTTTCATGGAAAGGGTAAAAGAAGGGGGTCAATGGACCCTATTCTCTCCCGACGAAGCCCCTGGACTTTCAGATGCTTATGGAGATGAATTCAAGAAGCTTTATGAAAAGTATGAGAGTGAAGGAAGAGGAAGAAAAACATTGGATGCCCAAGATATTTGGTACAAGATCATAGATGCTCAAATTGAGACTGGTGTTCCCTATATGCTTTACAAGGATGCTGCTAACCTGAAATCGAATCAGAAAAATCTTGGAACTATTAAATCCAGCAACCTTTGTACAGAAATTATTGAATACTCTGATGACAAGGAAACTGCAGTTTGTAACCTGGCTTCTATTGCGCTTCCAAAATTTGTTACTGGGAAGAAGAGACTTAAATATGATTTTGAAGCTCTTAAAGATATAGCATACACAGCTACTGTTAATTTGAATAGGGTTATCGATGTTAATTTCTATCCAACTAAGGAGACTAGAAACTCAAATATGAAACATAGACCTATTGGGATTGGGGTTCAGGGACTTGCTGATACTTTTGCTATGTTAAAAATCCCTTATGACTCAGATGAAGCTAAGAAAATGGACAGAGATATATTCGAAGCCATTTATTATGGAGCTATGTGTGCTTCTGTAGATCTAGCGGAAAAAGAAGGAGCATATTCCTCTTTCAAAAGGTCTCCTCTTTCAAAAGGTCTTTTCCAGTTTGATCTTTGGAATGAATCACCATCAGACAGATGGGACTGGGAATCTCTTAGAGAAAGAGTGAAAAAGAATGGTGCTAAAAACTCTCTTCTTCTTGCCCCCATGCCTACTGCTTCAACAAGCCAAATTCTAGGAAACAACGAATGCTTTGAACCATTTACTTCTAACATCTACATCAGAAAAACCCTTTCTGGAGAATTTCCAGTCGTCAACAAACATCTTGTAAAAGATCTGATTAATCTTGGAATATGGGATGAAGAGTTAAGAGACAGAATTATTATTAATAATGGATCTGTTCAAGAAATAAAAGAGATTCCGGATGATCTTAAAGAGATCTATAAAACTGCCTGGGAGATGAGTCAAAAAGTTATCATCGATCATGCTGCTGAAAGAGCACCTTTTATTTGTCAGAGCCAAAGCATGAATCTATTCGTGATGGACGCCAATTTTGCTAAATTGTCTTCCGCCCATTTTTATGCTTGGGATAAAGGTTTAAAGACCGGTAGCTATTACATCCGAACCAAAGCAGCTACAACTGCTATTAAAGGATTGGGTGTGGATGTCTCAAGAATAACAGATTCTAAGACAGAAGAAGAAAACATGCAAGATCTAACATGTAGCATCGATAATCCAGATGATTGCATCGCATGTGGATCATAAAAAGCGAAGAAAGGATGATTATAGAAAAACTTGAAAATTTTGAAGCTCCTAAATCTTGTGTTCTCTTAGTTGGACCTCCGGGATCAGGTAAGGGAACACAAGCTTCCATTCTCGAATCTAAGAGTGGATACAAGCACATCTCTACTGGTGAAATTCTTAGATCCTCTAAGAGCTCTAAAATTAAAAAGATGATGAAAACCGGAGAGCTCCTACCGGATTCTTTGGTTTCAAGAGAACTTAAAAAATACCTCAAGAAGAATATGGATGTTCCAGGTTTTATTTTTGATGGATATCCTAGAAACCCCAAACAAAAATTTTATTTCGATGATATTCTAAAAGAATGTAATCTCAAGTTAGATCATATCTTTTTTCTGAATGTTCCTGAAAAGGTAATGAAGGAAAGAATTAAGGAAAGATCCAGAACATCAGGAAGGAGTGATGATAATAATCCAGAGGCTCTCAACAGGAGATTGAAGGAGTATAAAACTCAAACTCTACCCATGATAGAATCAATGAGAAAAAATCCAAATTTTATTGAGATCAAGGGAGAGGGATCCGTTAGTGATATCACAAATATCATTTTTGAGAATATCCCCGAAATTTAATTCCAAATAAAATCTATAAAGAAGAAAACCAAAAAGAAATGGCTAAAAAGAAGAAACCAACTATTTGTTTAACCATGATCGTAAAGAACGAGTCTGAAACAATCAAAAGATGTATAGATTCAGTTAAGGATCATATTAATTACTGGGTAATTTGTGATACTGGATCAACAGACGGAACACAAGACCTTATCAAGGAGATCATGGACGAATATAAAATCCCAGGAGAACTCCATGAAAGACCTTGGGTGGATTTCGGACACAACAGAACAGAAAGCTTAAATTATTCTAAGGGAAAATCTGACTATAGACTAGTTATTGATGCAGATGATGTCTTAGTCGTGGACGGGGAAAAGAAACCTTTCGATAATTTAACTGCTGATTTCTATAAAGTTAAGATTCACTTAGGTTCATTGACATATTACAGAACCCAGTTGGTTAAAGGAGACCAAGACTGGAAATATGTTGGGGTTCTTCATGAGTATCTTTCCGGACCGGAGGGTCAAAAATTGACTGAAGATTTTATCGATGGAGCAATGATGGAGGCATCAGTTTCTGGCCACAATAG